ATTGCTTTGTTTGCATTGATCCTCCATTGCTTGTAAGATTTCAAGTGCTACCTCACCTTCCGATGAGTCATCACTAGCTATTTCCTCAAGTCCTTCCTTGAGGATTCTAATTATATGGAGTAGCTCATTGTAATGTTGCTCGCCATATAACTTTCTATTACCGAGTATCACTTTGTCACTCATGCACCTCCTTTTATATAAGGTGATTTAGGTCTTGGTAGATTATGTACTTGTGAATTTATTATTTTCCCGAAGTGCATTAATTGTTTTGTAACTTCTGCTTTGATAGATTCATCTCGTTCAGGATCTTTAAGTACATCAATCATACGCTCAAATAAAAATTCTATATTAAAGTCTTGAATGGTAGTTTCATGATCAATTTCTTTCCATGTTATACTCATGCACCTCCTTGTTAAGGTTATTTACATTCATGATCGAGATAGAACTTACGAGTTAGCTCGTCAGTAATCTCATTGTAGTTATCAATACTTCTAGTCCAGTCAACAACTAGCTTGTGAAGGGCTGTGTTGATACCCACACTCTGCATATCAACATCTTCATCGTAACGTACTACATCAGACAGCACTTCCTTGACTAGCTCTATTGTCTTTTCATAAAGCTTTATACTCTTATACTCCTTTGCATATTCGTAGAAGCTATTAGGATTAATGCTCATGTACCTCCTATATGCATAGATCTCACCTTGCTATAAGTAGCTTTCATGTGATCTTCTTCTGCACTTGTAGCTGTTAAAGTTTCCTTCATTTCAGTAACATAACTAAGTTTTTTTCTCAAGAATTCCATGATAACTTCGTCATGTCTTCCTTGTAATTCAGATTCAATGAAGGATATTATTCCATCTAATGATATTTTTTCTACCATACTTAATGCCATACTTCCTCCTTGTTGGTTTAGTAGTAGTTGCCAGATACATCAGAGATGTAGCTCGGCAACCCTAGTTCATAGCTAACTAACCTCTTACCATATTTTCTCGTTGCCCTAGAGGATTGCTTCTTCCAATATCGTAGAGAGCTACGCTTACTAGCATTGTTCTCCGACTTCTCCGTATTGGTTCTCCTTAGTTGCCTATGGTAGTGGTTTTCTATGTCTTGTATTTCCATTGGATTTCTCTGTTGTAAATAATAACTTGACACTAATACAATCCCTCTGTAGAATTGCACATCAATAGCTCAGATCTGACTTAAGCTATTGAGGAGCAACTCGGTAATAGTTATAACTCCTCGTGATGAGGCTAGGTGATGCAACCCAGCCTCAAAGCAAGTTAAGAATGGCAAGTCTAATTAAAGACCTCATTCCCAAACTTCCGTATAAGGGTCTCTTCTGTATCTAAGAGGAGATCCTTTTCCCTCGGAGCCTTAAACCTCTTAGGGTGAGACTCAAATCCGTTAGGTTCAGTTACCTTGAACTCTAACATCTCAACCTTAGGGTCAGACTGAGCAGGATGCCTTAACCCTGACTTGTTACGTTGGGTTAACTCATGGGAGATCTTAGGAAGATCACCTTGTTCGTTAACATAGTCAGTGCATACAGCAACGATGCCCTTGAATTTGTTTAATATACTCATTGTACTCTCCATATTGGATGTTAATGTTGATGACAACAACACCACGTTGTCGCCATAGGTTGCTTAAAACAACCCTAGAATGAAACGAAGACATAACTAGGCACCGAATACCTAGTGTAAGGGTTTCGTTTCAATGTAGCGTGGTTTTAACGATGAATTGGAATTGCGTAGGAAGGTAGGTGTAAATCTTTCTTTTTCTTTATACTTTCTTTTTCTTTTATATATATCTCTTAAATAAATAAAATATATATATAGCTTTGAAAATGTGTTCTTCTTCTAGCTTTGTATAAAAGACCTATAAAACAATCACTTAGCTAAGGCTAATTGACCCTGTTATAAACCCTTTAATGAACCCTCACCCTCGAGGGGTCATGGGCTGGTACTGGCTTAAACCCCTTGCCAATTACCAGCCCACACTTTGTACCTAAGGAACTAGGTATGTTCCCAGCCAAAGCATCGACACTATGAATATTACCGATAATACTAGATGTAGTAGTATTAGCTTATCAAATGTACTCATTTTAGGCTCCGTTTACTACGTTAATCATCGACAGTGTAAGCATCTGTTATACCATCGTATTCTGCACTATTGCATACTACCTGCTGAGGGTTAATTCCAGTAGGCATAAAAAAAACCCCCTGCAGATCCGTAGATCCACAGAGGGTTCTGGGTTAGGCTACTTGGCCTTTGTACCAAGCCTGAATTTGGGCATTGTTCCGCCCCTTAGCCCACTTCGTCACCGAAGGCTCTTTGGCATTGTGTGCCCAAGCAAGAGCTACGCTCTTTGCCTTTGCATTGCCGTAGAGTTCTCTGGCTAGCTCCGCTAGCTCAGAGTTGGCGTAGTCAGCGTAGTGTGCTTGAAACGCCTTCACTAGCTTCGCTAGTGCTCCGTTGGCCTTCGCTTCAGCCTTCGGCTTTGTTGACTTCGTCAAGAAATCCAACGAAGTATCGCTTTGGGCTTTCTGTAGCTTTGCTACAGACTTCTCTAACGCATCGATTCTGCGGAAGAGTTCTTCGGCTAGATTCGCCATGTCTCACTCCTGTGTGTGAGGTTGTTCGGCATTCACACGTGTGTGACACACACGCATGTGCCTGATCTTCTTGCCAAAAGTGGCAATCGATCTACTTTCAGTCTAGCACATTTTTTCTGGAAAATTGGCTCGATTGAGCCGAAGGGTTTTTCCGATCCGACCTGCCTCGACTCGACCACCTGACCCAGAAAATATTGATCGTGCGAAAAAGTCCCCCCCGTAGGCGCACCTCCGCCCGTGCATGTATATATATGGGACTCCTACTCTCGTACACCCCCCCTTCCGAAAACCTGAATCATATTATCGACATACCTCCCCTATAAAAATAATACTTGACCCCCTATTATCTTTTGGTGTATACTATAATTTACCTAACCAGCTTCAACTGTGTTGGAGAGGTATCAACTGGCGTTTGTAAAGTACGCCAATATCAACAGCAAGTGGGCTGCTTGGTCATCATCTTTGTGGTTTCGGATCTGACTCGGTAGCCTGCTTTCTAAGGGGGGTGTTGTCATGGGTACATTTGAGAGGATATTTAATACATTATATTGTTTAATATTTAAAACTATATATATTGCATTAATCCCATTTACGATATGGGGATTTTTTACCCAGCATAATGTATATCAGGAGAGAAACAGCAAACCATCGTGGCTTGAGCAGAGATTAGCTCAGCAGGAGGTTATGCTGAATAAAGCAATTAAGGAGGGTAGCCTTAAGAAGTCCCAGCCAGTACAAGAAAGAGTAGAACCACCCCCACCTCAGGAGTATAAACCTGAGGGTAATGACTTTAACATCCCACTAGAAGAGCTATTAGAAGGTAATCATGGACGATTTTTATAATGGCATATTTCAACAAGCAGGCGTATCAAGCTTGCGACCCTAAAGCAAAGAAAGCAGTAAGGGCATATTTAGACTCAAAGAATATATTTACTAATATTCAAGAGGATTATGGCCCTGATATTCATTCATGGGTAAGTATTTACCATGAAGTTGAGATCAAATCCTCTTGGGAGGATGAATGGCCTGCTATGTGGACTACTGTTCATGTGCCTTATAGGAAGAAAAAGTACTTAGATGGAGGTAGGCGGGTGATGTTTTGGGTATTAAATAAGGAATGTACTAAAGCTTGGCACATAGATGGCAAGCATATGAAGGAGGAGTATGTGAGTAGCATACCTAATACTAGGTATCCAGAGGGGGAGGATTTTTATAATATCCCCATTAAACTATGTCAACTAATAGAGATAGGAAAATGAGAACAGAAATAAAACTAACTGCAAACGTTGGAACTGGAGAAGGTGATATTAAGATCATGCCGCATTTTGAACAGATGCATTCATTATGGCAGCTAGATGTATTACAGGATTGGATTGCTGATCTTACGAATGAATACGACAGGAGGATATGTATACGGAAGGATGAGATAAAGGAGATAAGGAGGAAGTCAAAGAACAAAGGGCAAAAACATAGTGAATGTAATCACCACAGTTTCTGAGGAAGAATAATGATTAAAATCAATATTCCATTGACAGAGAGCGAGTTATTCAATTTAATGAAAGGTGGTACATATGAATGGGAGGAAACTCCACATAGCAAGGATAAGGAAATAAGAGTGGATATAAAGATACATGGAGTACAAGGAGAAAACACTTTATGGAAAGAACTTTTCAATGAACACCCCGCAGGTGATATCCACAAATATGGGAGTTAAACCAAGGTGTAACTATTGTGGAATGTCTACTGTAGCGGTAAGGGTTCATGGTCATGAGCAGTGCGTTAATTGTGGAACTAATGTAGAGCCATGTTGCGAAGGAGCTAGGTATGACATTAGAGAAATTGAGTAATAAGGAATTACACAAACTATACAAGTTGGAATTAGACAACATAAAGAAAAGGGAAACTCCTCACATTAAGAATTTACAGAAGCTCCATGAGTTATCTAGGGGTAAGGACAGGAGTAATAAAAGACAGTAAGTATGAGGAAACCCGTAAAGAAAAGAGGGAACAGTAATGCCACTAAGGTAACTACTGGATCTAAGCATGAAGCCAAGCATCATAGGGAAGTAATGAAGGCTGCTGTTAAAGTTGACTACGAGGCTGGAATACTTACACGTTCCCAGATATGCGAGAAGTATGGCTTCTGGCAAAGTACACTCACCAAGTATATCAATGCAGGAAACTGGAAATATGCGTCAAAGAGGGAGGAAGCCCTTACTGGGATGCATACAAGGATGATCCAGAAGTATGCAGACGATAGGGCAAATATTTCCCACCAGCATCTTGATGAATTAAATAATTTAAAAGAGAAAGTACTTAGTGCTAAGGATAGTGGCGAGTTAAGTATTTGGTCTGCTAAGGCTGATACAGTCATGAAGATTATCCGTAGTGAAAGGATAGCACTGGCAATGCCTAATGAGTACAAGTATATAGAACAGAAGAATGAGAATGTATATAGGGTTGAAGATGCCCTTAAGGAACTAAATGTGCAAATGCATGGGGAGGTAATTGAGGGGGAAATTATTGCCGAGCCAGATAACAACCCACCCTTATTAGAGATAAACAACGATGGGAAAAGGAAAAAGGCAGAAGACAGCGAAGGAACAGAAGCTGGAAAATGATGCCATAATGGATTCACGCAGACAGTTGGCGTTGATGTTAGGATGTGCTGCAGCTTCGTGGAAATCTGGGGTATCGTTTCAGGAGTTAATGATGGAGGCACATAAAGCCGATACCTCTCCAGAGACATTTTGGCTGGAGATAGCAGATACAGTTGGGACTATGATTTATATGTTGGAAAGTGAAGGTGAAAAGGAAAAATTGCTTTATATGCAGTAGTGATCTCCCGGCTGGAAGGACTAGGTTCTGTTCAGCAAGCTGTTCGGATTATCATGATAGCATACGGAGAAAGAGGAACTCCTTAAGGCTTAGTACACTACTTGCCCCTAAGAAATGTGCTGGGTGTGGGAAAGCATTTAAACCAAAAACAGAACGTCATGCTTCATGCAGTAGAACCTGCTGGGATATTGTAGTTGCAACTCGTAGAAAGGAAAGGCGGGCAGAACTACGTAAGGCTGGTAAGGTAGTTAAGGGGTTAGGTACAACAGAAGGTTCAGGTAATAAGGCGAGGAAGAACGGGCATTACAAACAAATACGTATTAATGTATCCAAGACAGTTGTGAGTACTGCTAAGTTCACTAAGGCTGATACAAGAGAACGGATGGAGTTACAGTCTAAGGTTGAGGAATATCTTGCTAATGGTGGTAAAATCCTAAAGTATAGTTCCCAGCCTGCTGTTATAAGTGAAGATAACATACCAAAGTGGGAGATAACTGAGGTAGAAGAAGAGATAGCAGTGGAAAAATATAGGGAATTAAATGCAAACAATGGGTATTGACCCCGGTTTTTCAGGGGCATTAGCAGTATTAGATGATGATTTAAACCTAGAGTTCGTGATGGATATGCCTATTATTATGGTAGGTAAGAAGCGTGAACTTGATGAATCTAAGTTATCTACTATATTTAGTAGGTGGAGACTTAGACCTATGACTATAGGGATCGAAAAAAGCCAGACAATGCCAAATCAAGGGGTAGTTTCCAGTGGTAGGTATATGGCTTCTTACGGATTCCTTCGTGGATTATGTGTGGGTAATGGAATACCCTACCATTTAATTCGGCCTCAGTCATGGAAGAAGGCCATGATGCCAGATATGGGTAAGGAGAAAGGTGCATCAATACAGAAGGTCATGCAGATCTACCCGGAGCTGCAGTTAACAAGGGTAAAAGATCACGGAATTGCTGATGCTATTTTAATTGCAAGGTATTTAAGATTAAATATACTGGATGGCACAACAATCTCCAAGGATGGATGATAAGGAGGCGATGCAGGAGCTGATGGATCGGCTTCAGGATCACGATACTTATTTTCAATATTGCTTAAGGATTCAGGAATTAGGGACAAAAAAGCTTATCCCTTTTGTGATGAATCCTGTTCAGAAGATTTTACATGGTATAGCACAGAAGCAACTAAAAGAAAAGAACCATGTAAGAATAATTGTCTTGAAAGCAAGACGATTTGGTATTTCTACCTATGTACAGGCACGTATGTTTAAACGTGCTGCCACACAGTTCAATCAGTTAGTGCATATCTGCACACATTCCAAGAATACAACTTCAGAAATGTTTGCCATGACGAAAGTTATGGAGCAGAACTATCCTGAATTTATTAAACCACTCTCACATTACTCAGGTAAACAGGAACTTACATGGGGTTCCAGTGATGGGAAGGGTCTTAATTCTAGGTACGGGATGTCTACTGTAGAAGGTTCTGAGGTAGTGGGAGCCGGGATTGACATGCTTCACTGTTCCGAGGTCGCCCGTTGGGGAGGTCGTGCCCGTGAATATGCAACTGGTATGATGAACTGTGTTGTACAGGGATATGGGACAGAGATCTGGTTGGAAAGCACAGCAAAAGGTGTAGGTAACTATTTTGAAAAAGAATGGTGGCGGGCGGATAAAGGTGTAAGCGGACTCCAAACTGTGTTCTTCCCTTGGTTTGTTTTT